CCAACTCCGACCCGATCGAAGACATCGAAGCGGGCAAGGAAGCCATCCTTTCAACCACCGGTTTCATGCCGAACACTCTTGTCCTCGGCTATCAGGTTATGCGTAAGTTGCGTAACCATCCGGACATCGTTGATCGTTACAAGTACACCTCGGCTCAGGCCATCACTGAGGACATGATCGCTCGCCTCTTCGGCGTCGACCGCATCCTCGTTGCGAAGGCAGTGCGGGCAACGAACAACGAAGGTCAGACGGGTGCTTACTCGTTTGCCTACGGCAAGGCTGCACTTCTTTGCCACGTTGCTCCGAACCCGGGTCTCATGACCCCGAGCGCCGGTTACACCTTTGCTTGGACCGGAGTTTCCGGTGGCATCGGTACCACGATCGGTGTTTCGAAGTTCCGCATGGAGCAGTTGAAGTCGGACCGTGTTGAAGCAGAGTTCGCTTTTGACAACAAGGTTGTCGGATCGGACCTCGGTTACTTCTTCGGTACCGCTGTCGCCTGATCCAGCATCAATGCGTTTGAAGGGTGGGCCGGGTTATTCTCGGTCCACCCTTTTCGCCTTTCTAGGAGGAAGTTATGGCCCAATATTCGGCTGGTAAGTACATTGTTGGCAAAGGTCTTGAACGCGAAGGCGTTTGGATTGAACCCGGCACGATCGTAGATGTCACTGGTTGGCGCAATGTTGACAAGTTGGTGACTCTTCGGTATCTCCGTCCGGCTCCTAGGTCGGCTGCTGCCAACGCTGTCAACGTAACGCCGGACGTTACGCCCGATGCGATTGACTTTGAAGAGGCTCCAGTAAAGAAAGTTGCTGCCAAGAAGGCTCCGGCCAAGAAGGCCGCTGTCAAAAAGGTCGAAGAATGACCATCACGATGCCTTCGCCAGTGTGGACTCCCGAGGATGAAGACTTGGAAGACGACGATTACGAGTACGTCGAACCTCCCGCAGTTCCCATCCCCGTTACTGATGCGATTGATCGCTGAATAGAGGAATTTGAATGCCTACTCCACTGAGTTTGACCAAGGGTGAAGTGCTGGTCGGAAAGATCGTCACCCGAGACGGGATCGTATTCGGGGATGGAAGTGTTCAAACTTCAGCAATCGAGTCTGTTCCGGTAGTTACTTCGGAAGTTTTCGTTGACTATCTCCGCACGGACTCTTACACGCCCACTGGGACGCGAGAATACCCGTACAAGACGCTCACGACCGCTTATGCGAAGGCTGTGGCTCTGACCCCCACGGGAGATAAAGCCATTCGTATCGTCCTCATGTCGGGCAATACAGCGGCCACCTACGAGAATCTGACGATCGATACCGGCCACATATTCATTTGTGGCGAGAACTCATCAGGTACTCATGCTCCGATCCTGTTTTATGGAACCCTCACGTTCAATGGAACAGCAGGATCGATTTCGGAGAATCATTTTTCGATCATCGGCCTGATGCTGAATGCGATTAGCGGCACAAACGCCATTGTCTTTTCGGGCTCAAATCCTCAACGCCTCTATCTTCGAGACGTTTGGGTTACCGGAAATGGCTCTTCTCATGCTGTCACCATGACTAACACCGGATCCGGGTCTGTTTTGCATGGCAATGACATCAAATTTAGTCACAATGGAACTGGTCATTATCACTGCCTAAATGTTGGTGCAGGAGCAGCAAATATTGATGCTCTTGAAACTTCGGGAGCGGGAATTCCCGCAATCGGTGTTGATGGTGGAACGCTGACTCTCACCAATTCTGAAATTGATTGTGGTGGGGCTTATGCGATTGATGTTTATGCCGGAGGGCGAGCGACCATCGCTAACTCGACTATTGGAACTACCGCAGCGAACTCCAGCGGCATTATTCTTCGAGCCGCTACAGCGGTGGCAATTGTCGGCAACATTTCTTTCTCAGTTCCGACGTCGGCTACGACTGGTAGAGCCGTTCAAGGCGTGACGGGCTCGTTCCTGTTCTATGGCCCAATGTATTTTCTGCCTGATGGCGCTGGCACGACCACAAACAGCAAGATCGATACTGTCATCAGTCGTGCCGCCATTTCGACGACTATCACTCTCGTCTGATTTCTATCCTCGCAACCGGCTTGCAAGGGGGGTTATGCTTTCCCCTTGGGCCGGTGGGCGGACCATTCGACATGGAGGATTCAATGGCAACACTCAAAGCAGACGATTTTGATGCAGCAGTCAAAGCCGCACAACCGCAATCCAAGGGATGCAAACTTGGCCTTGCTATCGATGCGATTGAACCCGGGCCTTTTAAGGATCGGGTTTTGTTTTACATGGCCGACCTTGAACTCAATCATCAGGTTTTTGCCACTGCTCTTCAGAATTCGACGGGTATCACCGTAAGCCGGTTTATTGCAGGCAACCATCGTCGCCGTCAGTGTCCGTGCCCTGAAGGGTTCGGCTGGTGAGCGACTTTGATGATGCCGTAGCCGTTCCGGGCGATGACCCGGAGGCCGTCGACAATGCGTTTCGTCGTGTCGAAAAGCCTAAACAGACACATCCACAGGGTTGGGAACCCGGAGTCGCTTGGGACGGCACTGAGGGCACTCTCACGACCGGCCCGATGGATTCGGAACCCAACCATGCTTTGTGGGCTGAACTCATCAAAGACTGGGATCTTGACCCCAGCACCACCGAAGTTGTTCCCGGCTCAATTCAGATTCGTGGCTGGGATGCGAATGTCGGTGGCGGAGAAATCAAGCGCCTCCGGTACTACCGGGCCACCATCCGAGCCCGTCAGACGACCGTTGAGAGGGCTGATGTTGACGAATTGTGTCGCATCGCCACTGGCCGCAAGGCCCGTAAGGCTCCTGCCCCCGTCGAATCAGGAGTGAGTCTGCTAGTTCCGTTGTCTGATTTTCAGATGGGCAAAGGCGAAGGTGGCGGCTCGGCTGCTGCCGTCGAACGGATCTGCCGGGGCATCGATGCTATTGAAGAAAAAGTCAAAGAGATGAAACGCAAGGGCCGAGCCCCTGAAGCCATCATCCTCGCCGGAATGGGCGACCTCGTCGAAGGCTGTGACGGCCACTACGCCATGCAGACTTTCAGTGTCGACTTAGATCGTCGGGAACAGAAACGAGTGGTTCGTCGACTTTTGCTTCGAGCCGTCGATCTATGCGTTTCACTTGCTCCCCGAGTCGTGATCGCTGCTGTCCCCGGAAACCACGGCGAAAACCGCAATGGTGGAGCCGGATCCAAGGCATACACGACTTGGACTGACAACGAGGATTTGGCTGTTGTCGAAGACATCGCCGAGATTTGTGCTGCCAACCCTGAACGCTACGGAAACGTGTCGACAGTGCTGGCCCGAGACCTCACGCTTGTCCTAAATATTTCCGGCATTAATGTCGGGTTTGCTCACGGCCATCAGTTCAATCGAGGCGGCGGTCATGCGGCTGGGAAAGCCGAGAAGTGGTGGCTCGGACAGGTCATGGGACGTCAACCCGTGGCTGATGCCGACATTCTTGTCACCGGCCATTTGCATCATTTGATCGTGGCCGAAAGTTCCGGTCGGCTTCACATTCAATGTCCCGCTCAGGATGGCGGCTCTTATTGGTGGACCGCTCAAACCGGTCAGCACTCGCCTTCAGGACAGTTGCTTCTCGGGGTTGGTACAGGCTACGAAGGTCGTGGCTGGGGCGATTTAGAGGTAGTCGGATAATGGGGTCTCCGAAATGGCATCGTGAACTCAAAGAGTCTGAGGTTGATGAACTGTTCCGCAAAGAAAAAAAGGAAGCGGAAAGAAGCCGTCGGGATCATCCTTCAAACCCAAAAAACGTAACGATTGAAGCCCCTGAATGGCGGAACGTAATCCCGGTTGACTAACTAGGGTGCCCCTTCATGCGTTTGACAACCGGGGGTAGTATCAAGTCTCGGAGGTCGACATGACTTGGACTTACAGTGGCAATCCTGCCGCAAGCGCAGTGGATCAGGTTCGTTTCACCATTGGTGACACCGATACCACGGATCAGCAACTAAGCAATGAAGAGATCACTTGGCTTGTTTCAGTTCGTGGATCTGCTCCTTTGGCTGCCCCGTATGCGGCTGAAGCCATTGGAGCGAAGTTGGCTCGGGAATCGGATTCTTCAAAATCGGTTGGCGATATGTCGCTTTCCCGGTCTCTTTCTGCTCGTTCTCAAAAATATTACGACCTTGCAAAACGCCTCACTGCTCAGGCAAACGACTTTTCACCGCCAGTGCCGTGGGTGAACCCGAATGCGTTGGGCCCTGAATTTGCTGTAGGCCAAATGGACTACCTGAAGACGAACCCGAACGAAACAACAATATGAGTTTTGAGTCTGAATTTGACGAGTTGATGAACGACACCGTGACCATTCAGCCACGGTCGTCAACGAACTCCTACGGCCAACGGACGTGGGGTTCATCTACGTCGTACATCGGCCGTGTCTCGTTTCAGACTCGTCTCATGAGGGGTGCTGACGGTCGGGAACGGGTTTCCTCAGGCCGTGTCTACCTGCGGGGCGCTTATGCGATTAGCACTGACGCCAAATTGACGTTGCCTTCGGGAGCCACTCCAGTGATTTCCAGTGTTGAAACATTCAGCGACGAGGACGGCGCACATCACACGACCGTCCACTTTGAGTAGGGGTCATGGCAAAATCAGTTGAAATTGATCTTTCGCAACTAGACCGATTCGCTAAGCAGTTAGCCGCTGTCCCCGATCAGGTTCGGCTTGAACTTTCCCGTGGGCTGTATCAGCAAGCCTTGTTAATGTTTGCCGAGTCTCAAAGACTGGTTCCTGTCGATACCGGTACTCTTCGCCGCTCGGGAGTTGTGGAACCGCCTAATCCTTCTGCCGCTAAACCGGAAGTAATCATCGGGTACGGCGGTCTCGCTAAGGCTTATGCGTTGGTGCAGCACGAAAACCTCGATTACCGCCACAATTCGCCTGAGCAAGCCAAATATTTGGAACAACCCGTTCTTGAAGGTCTTCCTGCGATGCGAGCGGATCTGAACGGTCGATTGCTAAAAATCTTACGAGGCTTGAAATGACCGCAATGTTGGAAGCCATAGGCACACAACTTCAGACAGCAGGAGTCGGGACTCTCGGCTCAACCCTGTTTTTGTCAACGATGCCTGAAACCCCTGACGCTTGTGTTGCTGTTTACGAATATGAGGGAATGCAACCGGACTTCACTATGGGGGCCGGGCTTTATGCGATTCAACGCCCTCGGATTCAAGTCAAGGCCCGAGGTGTTCGAGAGGATTACCCCGGTACCCGAGACAAAGCGAACGCAGCCCGAGACACTCTTTCTGCAATTGTCAATCAGACGCTTTCAGGGATCAGGTTCATTCGTATCGAGCCCTCCGGGTCAACAATGCCTCTTGGCTTGGATCAAAACGATCGCCCCATGGTTGTCGTCAATTTTCAGGTGCTGATGACATGAGCGGCTTAGATCCTGAACTCCTAAAAGCCCTGTCAAACCAACTGGTAAACCAATTGGAGCAGGTAAAAGCCTCTCTGAATGGCGTGGCCCGAGGCGTTGCCGCCATCGTCAGCCTTTCCTACGCCGACCCCGATGCGATTGATGGTGAAGTTGTCGAAGAATTAGTTGACGAGGGCTGCAAGCATCCCAATTCAATCCGGATCGCCACTATGAATGGTCGGGATCAATGGCTCTGTGGAGACTGTGGTGAATCCGGACTCGTCGAACCTTGACCCCTACGGGCGAGGCAATTCACAGGACGAAACTGTCCGCTGTTGGCGTTGCAACAGAATTATCGCTGTGCTGGTAACCCGGCCGTGGATTATTCGATGCTCTCGGTGCAAGGCTGAAAACCGAGCCTCTTAGGGGGTTGCTGACGAATCCGGTTTAGAAGACTACGATGCGATTAGTTCGTGTCCCTAGTGACCCCGCTTCCGGTAGCCCCGTGACCCTTGTGTCCTTGCTGGTGCGGGGTTTATCGCGTCCGGAAGTGACCATGACAAGTTACCGTGCAAACGTCCGCCTCTCCTTCGCCGATAAGGATTTCGCCGAGGGCGACATTATCGATGACATCCCAACGAAGTCCCTGAAATGGGTTATCGATCAGGGACTCGTTGAAGAGGTTGAGGCTAAGAAGGGCTCCAAGTCGTCTCCTGTGACCGAATCTTCGGAGGATTGATATGCCGTTCCTTCACGGTAAACAAACCAAGGTCTACCTCGCCGGGTATGACGTTTCCGCATATTTCAATGAGATTTCGCATTCGAATTCAGTTGAAACCGCCGAGACCACCACTTTCGCCAATACCGGCGATGCCAAGTCCTACATTGCTGGGCTTCGAGATGGCACTGTTTCCATGGGCGGAATGTTCGATGGTGGCACCAATGCGATTGACGATCAGGTTGCCGCAATTCTTTCCTCAGATACCAACACTCACGTTCTTTATGCCGTAACGGGCCTCGCCGCAGTCAATGATCCGGTTCGATTTGCCGCTTGTCGACCTACCAGTTATCAGGTTTCTTCACCGGTCGGCGACGTTGTTTCTGCTTCGGTGGATCTCCAAGCCGATGCTGGCGTGCTACTCGGAATTGGTTTAGACCCGACGTCGGCTTCGGCTTCGGGGAATGCGACTTCCAAAGATCAGACGGCTTCAAGCACCACTGGCGCTGTTTATCAGTTCCATGTAACGGCCAACACAAGGTCTGCAAGCACGGCTCTGTACGTCTACCACTCGGCAGACAACACCACGTTTGCTGCTCTCGGGGCAGGACTCACAGTTCCTGCCACGACCACAGGCTCGTACCAACTGGTTATCCCTGCTGGTACCACAATCAATCGTTACGTCCGATTCCAATGGGTCATCTCATCCGGAACCGGTTCGCTCACGTTTGTCGGCGGCTTCGCCCGCCTCTTCTAATCCCGGGAGGGAATCATGCCATTTGTCCACGGTAAGGGTGCTGTCATCAAACTTGATGATTCCACCGGAACGCTTCGTGACCTCTCAACCTATGCGTCTGAGGTCTCTCTGCCCCGCTCAATCGAAACCGCTGAAACCACAACCTTTGCCGCCACTGGCGATGCAAAGACTTACATCACTGGTCTCAACGACTCAACCATGTCAATCACTCTGATGTGGGATGCCACGCTTGACGGTTACCTTGCCCCAGCCCTCGGCGCTGATGCAACGCTTTCGTTCGAATATGGCCCTGCTGGATCCGCCACTGGCGCTATCAAGTTTTCAGGCGAGGGCATTATGACCTCATATCAGACCTCTTCACCGGTTGGTGACGTGGTCAGCCTGTCTGTCGACCTTCAGATCACTGGTCCCGTGACCCGTGGTACTTGGGCGTAAACTGCGATTCTCTAACGTGACCTTCGTGTCCCAAACTCAGGAGTGACCCCGTGTCCATTCGCGATCAAATCATTGCCGCAAACGACATCAAAACCGAACTCGTAGAAATTCCTGAATGGAATGTCACCATTTTGGTGAAGTCCATGACCGGGGCCGAACGAGGTCAAATGTTGAAAGGCGTTACAGCCAACGGACAAATTGACATTTCAAAAACAATTTCGGACGTTCTGATTTTTACAGCGCATGATCCTGAGACGGAAGAACGAATTTTCACGTTGGCCGATCGTGACCTTCTCAATGAGAAATCGGGTTCAGCGATTCAACGCGCAGCCGAGGTTGGTATGCGATTGTCAGGTCTGATGCCGGAATCGATTGATGAAGCGGGAAAAGATTTCTCGCCGATGGCGAGTATCGATTCGCCTTTGAGTTAGCCGAAAAACTGACTCGGACGGTGGACGAATTGCTTTATGGCAGTCCGTCTCATCGTCCGATCAGTTCGGCTGAACTCACTGAATGGATGGGCCTTTACAAAATTCGGGCCTACGAGCAGGAGCAAGCCGCTAGGAGGTAGTCAATGAGTACAACAACTGTTGACGTCCTCGCGAGACTTCGTGCGGATTCATCCGGTTTCACTAGCGGCATGAATCAAGCGGCTAATTCCGCTGCTGGTTTAAACAACAAAGTTTCCGGCCATCTTCAGCAGATGGGGGCCAAGTTTCAGCAGTTAGCCATGTCTGCTGCTACAGCCATGTCTGCTGCTGTTGGTGTTCTTGCTGTTCCCGCCTTACTTAAAGGCTGGGAGCGCATGACGACTATTCAGGACTCCACTGTTGCTATCGGTGTAGCACTGGGCGATACGGCCAAAGCCGCCAAATTGCTTGATGAGGTTTTGGCCGTTGTGCGTGGAACCCCGTTCAACTTCGATCAGTTTGCTTCTGCGGCTCAGCAGATGGTTGGCATGGGTGTTGATGCTGAAAAAATCCCTCGCTATTTGACTGCGATTGGTGAAGCCTCAGCAACGCAGGGCAAGAG